GCCCACGCAGGCGGCTGGGCGGACAAGACCCGCCTTTGCCCCCCCCGACCGCGCCGCGACAGGAGTGCTGAGTTCGCAGCGGCCCCGCAGGTCGTCCCGAAGCGCGTGGAGCAGGCGGCGGTCGAACACCTCACGGTGTCGTTCCGCGTGACCGATACGCGCGAGCGCCTGCGCCTTTTGAAGCAATTCCTTGTCAGCAATGGCTATCAGTACGAATGATTATTTTAAGGAGGATATTACCATGAACGAAATGCAGACCTACAACAGCACCGAAGTTGTGAGCGCCAAGAGCGTGAACGCCGAAATGATGATCTCCCGTCAGGCGCAGGAGGTACAGGCGGCAATGGTCGTCGCCAAGCGTTTTCCCCGTGACGAGATCGAAGCGAACAACCGCATTCTCAACGCCTGCAAGCGCAAGAGCCTTGCCGAGCGCGCGATCTATGAATACCCGCGCGGCGGCGAGAACGTGACCGGCCCCTCGATCCGTCTCGCCGAGGTCATGGCGCAGAACTGGGGCAACCTCGACTTCGGCATTACCGAGCTGGAGCAGAAGAACGGCGAGAGTACCGTCATGGCCTACTGCTGGGATTTGGAGACCAACACCCGCCAGACGAAGATCTTCACCGTGCCGCATATCCGCTACACCAAGAAAGGCAGCGTTGCCCTCACCGACCCGCGCGACATCTATGAAATGGTCGCCAATCAGGGCGCGCGCCGTATGCGCGCGTGCATTCTTGGCATTATCCCCGGCGACGTGGTAGACGCCGCTCTTGCGGCGTGTACCAAGACGATGATGGGAAAGAGCGATGAACCCATGATCGACCGCGTACGCAAGATGGGACAGGCGTTCAAGGATGACTTCGGCGTACCGATGGAGTGCCTTGAAAAGTACATCGGCTGCAAGGCCGAAGCGTTCACGGCGCAGAGCATCGTGCGCCTGCGTAATGTGTATACCTCACTGAAAGAGGGACGCGCGAGCCGCGAGCAGTATTTTGATCTCCCGACCGTCGAAGTGGACGAGACCACAGGCGAGGTCAAGGACGAGCTGCCCGCTCCCGCTGACGCCCTCGGTACGCTGGACGACGGAAAGAGCGGCACCACCAAGCAGGTGAGCATGAATGATCTGTAAGGTCAAGGTCATTTCGACCGGCTCCAAGGGGAACGCCGTACTGCTGAATGATGAAATACTCATTGACTGCGGCGTTCCATTTCGGGAACTCGAACCATACTGCAAGGGATTGAGGCTCGTCCTGCTGACGCATGTTCACGGCGACCACTTCAACCCCGAGACCATCAAGCGCCTGCACTTCCTGCGCCCTGCGCTGCGCTGGTGCGTCCCTCCGTGGCTCATGGAACCGATGGGACGCATCGGCGTGGACCGCCGCGTGACCGACGAGGGCATGGCAGGCCATGTGCTGTTCTACTCCTGTTCCCTTCTCTACCCCGTCTGTGTGTCCTACAATTCCATTCCTCACGATGTCCCGAATTGTGCGTGGCATATCGAATTTGCAAACGGCGAGCGCGTGTTCTATGCGACGGACTGCGCCTCGCTGGACGGCATTGTGGCGCAGGCCTATGACCTTTATCTGATCGAAGCCAACTACGGCGAAGAGGAGATACAGGAGCGCATGAAGCGCAAGCTGGAAGCGGGAGAATTCAGCTATGAGAGCCGCGCAATGGAGAGCCATCTATCCCGCGAGCAGGCGCACGCATGGATCGCCCAAAACGCCGCCATCGGCAAGAGCCACGTGCTCTATCTGCACCAACACCAAAGCGAGGAGGAATTGAAATGAGCATGAATCGAATCTGCCTGATGGGACGCATCGGGCGTGACTTGGAGCTGAAAAAAACGAACAGCGGCGTATCCGTTGTGTCGTTCCCTCTTGCCGTTGACCGCAACGGCAAGGATGGCGGCACAGACTGGATCGACATTGTAGCGTGGCGCGGAACGGCAGAAGTGCTCTGCAACTACGCCGGACGCGGGCGGTTGATCGGCGTCGAGGGGCGCTTGCAGATGCGCGACTGGACGGACAAAAATGGAAACAAGCGCAGGAGCTACGAGGTGCAGGCTGACAGCGTGTATTTCGCGGACAACAGGCGCTCGGAGGGTAATGATACCACCGCGCCGCAATACGCCGCAGAGAGCGCCGCAGGCGGCTTTGCAGAGGTCAGCGAGGACGACGGCGAGCTGCCGTTTTAAGGGAGTAGTCTATGGCAAAGAGCGGGATCGATTACTTTCCGCTTGATGTCACATTGAACGCAAAGTTTGAACTGATAGAAGCAGAATTTGGCTTGACAGGATTTGGTGTAGTCGTTCACTTGCTGCAAGAGATTTACGGCAAGGCGGGTTACTACATTGAATGGACAGAGGAGGTTGCGCTTTTGTTCGCCCGCAAGGTCGGGTTGGGTGGGAGCGTCGTTTCCGAAATAATAGAGGCTTCTATCAGACGAGGGATGTTCGACAAAGAGAAGTATGACAAGTACCACGTATTGACCTCTAAAGGCATACAGGAAAGGTACTTCGAGGCAGTCAGCCGCCGCAAAACTCTTGAAGTCGATTACAACATCCTTCTGGTTGATGTTGCCAAAATTTTGCCCAATGTTTACATTTCTGCGAAAAATGTAAACATTTTTTCAAAAAATGCTGACATCGAACGACAAAGTAAAGTAGAGAAAAGTAGAGTAGAGAAGAGTAAAGAAGAGTACATATTATGCGCTGAGCCGCAAGCGGCTGACGCGCCGCCGGTGATTTCTTTGCCGCTGAATGACGGGACTTTTTTCGACGTGTCGGAGAACGACAGGGCCAAATGGTCGCAGCTCTATCCGAACGTTGACGTTCTGCAACAGCTCAGAAACATGGCAGGGTGGTGCGATGCAAACCATACCAAGCGGAAGACACGCGGAGGGATTAAGCGTTTCATCACCGCTTGGCTTGCCAGAGAGCAGGACAAGGGCGGCAAAGCGCCGCAGAATAGGCCGTTTGTCGGCGGCGATGTATTCGCCGAGATGCTTGAGGAGGAAAAGAACCGTGGAAAGAGCTGACGTAATTAGCCTTTTAGGGCGTTTAAAGCAGGCTTATCCGCAGGCCTATGCCAAGATGACCCGCGCAGGAGCCGAAGAGCTGGTTTCCCTCTGGTCGGACATGCTGGACGGGGAAGACCCCACCGAAGCGATGGGAGCGGTGAATGCGCTGATTGCCGAGGATACGAGGGGATTCCCTCCGAAGGTCGGCCAAGTGCTTGCAAAAATCAGGGGCACAGCTTCCCCGCGAGTCTCGGTGGCGTGGATGAAGCCATACATCGAGAGGATAGCCGAACAGGAGGTATTCATGCCGAGCGTATCGCGTTATGCGAGAGAACACGGGCTGACGTGGGAAGCGGCGGATGCCGAAATGGCAGGCGGTGCGCCGTGAGCGGGTATCGCGGGGGCATTTTCAAGTGCCCGTTTTACTCGCGGGACTACCGCGACTATCTCAACTGCGAGGGTGCGCAAGTCAAGCTACCGAAAGAAGAGCTGGACGAATACACGCGGCGCTACTGCGCCAACGAAGAATGGCGGCGCTGCCCGATCGCTCGGGCGCTGACGCTGCACTACGAAAGGACGGAGAACCGATGAGCGAAAGAAACAGAGACAAGGTAAAACGGCTTGAGCACGAGCTCGGCAGATACCAGAAAAAAGTCGGCGAGCTGATGAAACTGAACGCACAGCTTTCCCAGCGAGCCGCAGGCGTTGCCGAAATCAGTATTGCAACCGACGCGCTGCTTGCACAGGTAGCGATCATCTACGGCGAGGATGTGATCGACGAGGACACAGGGCTGACGATCGGGATGCGCCTGATGCTGCCGAAATTTGACGTGCGGAAGGTCTACCGGCAGTACGAAGTGCATGCCAGAAGGGACGGCGGAAACTACATCATCGGCGTCGGTTTGCGTGACGATCCTGCGGACGGCAAGCGGGAAACTGCCGGGAATGCCACTGAGAGCGCGCAGGAGCGTTTGGGATTCGAAAAACGTGAAATGACACCACCGGAGGATAAAAACGCGCAGAGCGCGTCTCAGGGCGATTTGCAGGAGGCTAACGATGGCGCTGACATCGGCTGACCTTGCGAGGCTGGGGCCTGCGGCACAGAAGCAGGTGCTTGATAAACTGGCGGGCGCGCAAAAGCCGAAGAAAAGCAAGTACGGCAACCGCAAGGTCGTGCGTGACGGCATCAAGTTTGATTCCGAGCGCGAGGCGGCGCGGTTCGGCGAGCTGAAAGTGCTGCGAGCGATGGGCAAGATTCGCAACCTGCGGCTGCAAGCGAATTTCACGCTCGTGGAGGGCTACACGGCCATCGAGGGCGAGAGAATCAAGCCGATGGTCTACCGCGCGGATTTTGTTTACGAGCGGGCGACAGAGCCAGACCGCAACGGCACGGTGCATTGGCTGCGCGAGGTCGAGGACGCAAAGGGTGCGAAAACGAAAGACTATCTGCTGAAAAAGAAACTGATGCAGGACAAGTACGGCATCACGATCCGCGAGGTGTGAGATGAGTTTTGAGCATTGCCACAGCTGCCTGCCGCCTGTGAGGCACGCGGGCTGTCACAGCGATTGCCCGTACTATCAGGCGGATATCGCCGCGCGGAGTGCGGCGAAAGAAGAAAAGCGCCGCCTGACGGCCGCGAAATGCGACTGGCTGTGCGCGCGCCAATTCAAGACGTAGCGCTATCAACGACTGAAATGAGGGAGCAAGAAAAGATGGTCACAGAAATGGAATTAGGCCATCGCATCCGCGATTTGCGCAAGAAGAAAGGTCTTTCACAGTTGTCCTTTGCGGCGGATATTGACGCGCCGCAAAGCACCGTCGCTTTATGGGAAACGGGGAGGTGTTACCCGAGGTTAGAATCGCTTGGGAGATTGGAGAAGGCGTTCGACGTCCCCGTAAGCGCGTTACTGCTCGAGAGCGGAATACCGAAGGGCGTTCCGACTGAGCAGGAAATCGGCAAGCGTATTTTGGCATGGCGTAAGCTGCGCGGGATGACCTTGCAGCAGCTTGCCGACAAGGCGGGCGTCGGGCTGACCACGATACATAACCTCGAAACCGGACTGTGGTACGCGAAAATGCCGACGTACCTGTACATTGCCGAAGCGCTGGGCGTGTCGCTTGACGCACTGATCTACGGGGAGGTACACGCATGAGCAAGATTGTGAGACCAAAAACGCCGTTTGAGTTCTGCACTTATCCGGTGCTCAAGGAAGCGTTGGAAAAGATGAACTATAACCAGACAGAGCTGGCGCAATACCTCGGCACGTCGCAGTTTACGATATCGGCGTGGGCGCGCGGCGACCGCGATACAACGGTGCGGCTGCTGCTGGCGCTGGAAGATTTGACGGGCATGACGTTTCGGGAGCTATTCGGAGAATGCGAGGGGAGACGATGAAGGTTTTAGTTGCCTGCGGGGAATCGCAGGAAGTTTGCAAGGCGTTCCGCGCATTGGGGCACGAGGCATATTCCTGCGATATCCAGGAACCGTCTGGCGGGCATCCGGAGTGGCACATCTTAGGCGATGCGCTCAAGGCCATCGAGGGGGGCAAGTTACTACCATGGACGGGGAGACGTATGACGTCGGCAAATGGGACTTGATGATCGCGCATCCGCCATGCACATACCTAACCGTTACCGGGAATCGCTGGTTTAACACGGGAAGATATGGCGAAAAGGCGGTCAGACGGTTGCAGTTGCGGGAAGAAGCTTCGGCGTTTTTTATGGCCTTTGTAAATGCCAACGTTTGTAAAATCGCGGTAGAAAATCCGGTCGGATATATGTCTACACACTATCGTAAGCCTGACTGTATTATCCAGCCATATGAATTCGGGCACCACGCAAGAAAAAAGACTTGCCTATGGCTAAAAGGCTTACCCGCTTTGCGACCAACAAACATTGTAGATGCAGGAGATATTTTGCCAGGTGGATACAGTGTGGGGGCAAGCGCAAACTATGCAAAAGACGAGGCTGGTAAGATTATGCGATGGAATGACCCGCGTACGGCAAAAGCAAGAAGCAAAACCTTCCCCGGCATCGCCAGAGCTATGGCGGAGCAATGGGGCGGAGACATTAGGGACTGTGAGGGGAGACAATGAACAACGATTTAATGTTTTCGTCAAAATCTGAAATGTGGGAGACCCCGCAAGCCTTCTTTGACGACCTCAACAACCTCTTCCAATTTACGCTGGATGCCTGCGCAACGCCAGAAAACGCGAAATGCGAACGCTATTTCACCCCGGAGATGGACGGGCTGAAACAGGACTGGGACGGCGTTGTGTGGTGCAATCCCCCATACGGACGCGGCGTTGGGGCGTGGGTAGAGAAAGCACATCGAACCGCCGAGGAATCAGACGCAACGGTTGTTATGCTGCTTCCGGCGAGGACGGATACCGCTTGGTTCCACGATTACTGCTACAACGACAAATATGCAACCATCAATTTCGTGCGTGGGAGATTAAAGTTCGGCGGAGAAAAGAACAGTGCCCCATTCCCAAGCATGGTTGTGATTTTTCGCCGCCCCGCGAAAGCGCTACATTAGGGAGGAATGTCCATGAGCATCGGCGAACCATTTAGCTGGAAGCCTGCCGCATTTGAAGGCAGCAACGGCATTATGAGCGTGACCACGAAAGAGACGACTGCGCACGGGCGCGTCGTCTACATCAACGAGGCGCACCGCTACTTTACGGCGGAGGCGGAGGCACATGGATACAAACTCAGAGAGAGTTTTAAATTTTAACAATAATCAGGAGGAATTTCATCATGAACACCAATCAGGACTACATCGTTCGCTGCGACCGCGCAGGTGTTTTCTTTGGCAAGATCAAAGAACGCAACGGCTCCGAGGTCACTATGACCGAGGTGCGCAAGTTGTGGAGCTGGGACGGCGCGTGCGCCGTGGAGCAGCTGGCGCAAGACGGCACAAAAGCACCGGGCAACTGCCGTTTTACCGTGACGATCCCGGAAATGACCGTGCTGGGCGCGATCCAGATTATCCCGTGCACAGATACGGCATCGGTGTCGCTTCGCGGCGTAAAGGAGTGGAAGAGATGACGCTTGATGATAAAATCAAAGCCTTTCTGACTGTGAGCTCCGGCTACGGCGACGGCTCCGGCTACGGCGACGGCTCCGGCTACGGCGACGGAATTAAGAGTTTCAATCGGGAAACAGTCTATCGAATTGATGGCGTCAATACGCTGATTCGTTCCGTGCACGGCAACACTGCGCACGGGGCAATTTTGAACGGCGATTTGACGCTCACGCCGTGCTACATCGTCAAGCAGGACAATGTTTTTGCACACGGCGAAACGCTGCGCGAAGCAATGGAGGCGTTGCGAGACAAGCTTTTCGAGGATATGCCGGAAGATGGGCGCATTGATACGTTTCTGCGCGAAACAGACCGCGAGAAAGCATATCCGACGCAGTATTTTTACGACTGGCACCACCGCTTGACCGGGTCGTGTGACATGGGACGAAAGCAGTTCGCCCGAAACCACGGTGTTGACCTTGTACACGGCATGATGACGATTACGGAGTTTTTGGAGCTGACGAAAAATGCTTACGGCGGCGATGTGATTCGAAAAGTGATCGATAGAATGGAGGCATAAATGGACGCTTTATTCCTTACTCGTGAGGAAGCGGAAGCTGCATTGGAGGCGATGAAGGATGAGTAAGGCTGTTATGCTGAGCATCCGCCCGAAGTGGTGCGAGAAAATTGCCAGCGGCGAAAAGACGATTGAGGTGCGCAAGACGCGCCCGAAGATAGACACGCCGTTTAAGTGCTATATCTACTGCACCATTGGAGGGCAGGACTTAAATATTCCGATTTCTCAGGAACGGCTTATGCGCGACTATCTGGAAACCGGCTCTATGAAATCATTGAACTGCCCGCTTGGGAACGGTAAGGTCATCGGCGAATTTACCTGCGACCGTATTTACGAGCTTGAGACCAAAGCGCGCGGCGGCAGCTACTACGTTAAGAACGAAGACCAGCCGACGACGAATTTTATCGCACGGCAGTCCTGCCTTGATCTCAAGGATATACACGATTATCTGCACGCGCAAAAGGGCTACGGCTGGCACATCACCGATCTGCGCATCTACGACGCGCCGCGCGAACTGAGCGAGTTTACCGGTCTGCGCAATACGAGATTCGGCGCAGCACCATATGACATCAAGCGCGCGCCGCAGAGCTGGCGCTATGTGGAGGAGGGTTGAACATGGCTGAATACATTGAGCGATCCGCTGCTGTAAAGGCGGTCTTGCGAGAACGAAGCCCAGCAAACAGTGTAGCGCAGAATCGCAAGTTATCTATTATTCAACGGGATTTGTTGACAATTCCCGCCGCTGATGTTGCGCCGGTGACGCGTTGCAAGGACTGCAAGTATGCATATATCAATAGCTTTGCGGTGTCATCAGGCGAGGCTCTTTGCACGTTAAGTGGGAAGCCGATGCAGCAAGACGACTTTTGCAGCTACGGCGAGCCGAAGGAGGGATAACGCATGGACGTTGTTGGGCGAAAAGTTGTTAAAACGCGGGCGGCTCATGTGTGCTTCGGCTGCGGGAGAAAATTCGAGCAAGGGGCCATGATGGAGCGCAGTTGCGTTTTCGATGGGGCGCCGTGGACGTGCTATCTGTGCGAGAGCTGTCAGAAAGCGTCTTCTGAATTAGGCTGGCAAGACGAGTATGGATTTGGGGACTTGCGCGAACGTTCGCTTGAGATTGAGAGGGAGGCATTCCATGCTGACGATCACGATTAAAGCCAACGTCCCCGCCGCTGATGCACAGGGCATCAAGGAGCGCATCGCCATGGACATTGAGCGCTACGGCGACGTGAAGGTCGTGAGCATCGTAAGCGACCGGGGGCGGGAAGAACAGCTACGAATGAAAGGAGCCAAATTATGAGCATCAACGTAAAGAAGTACACCAAAGACCAGATGGCGAAAATGGTGGAGGACGCGCAGGCAGAAGTGCAGGAATTGAAGTGGGTAAACGCCGCACTGACCGAGCAGATCAGCCAAATGAACGGTGAGGCCATCACCCGCGAGAATGTGATTGCGAATCTGAAAGCGGACGCGGGCGCACTGCGAAACAAGCTCGATGCCATCGAGGCGGCGCTTGGGAGGGCGAATACAGATGCCCAGTTCCGGACACCGAAGGCGTGTGCCGTCACGAGGACAGGAGATGAAGAATGAGCACGTTTCCTGACCGTTTGCGGAGATTGCGCGAACGCCACCAGTTAAAGCGCTGTGTGTTATCTGAGCTGTGCGGGCTCAACCGCAACACGATCAAACGATACGAGATGGGGACACAGAAACCGTCAATGGACGCGCTGATAAGCATTGCCGACTATTTCGGTGTGTCGATTGATTACTTGCTTGGAAGGTCGGACTACCCAAAAAGTTTATAAAAATATTTTGCAAAACTCACTTATAAGTGAGTCAGGGGATTGCAGTAATGGGAAAATTGAACCGCAGAGGTGTAAAAGCCTTTGCGGTTCTCTCATTTATGGCGTTTACCTCCTGCGTCATAGCGGGGCGCGGTGCTTTTTATCTTTTCACACCGCCCCCCGCGATCTGCCGCACGCATGATGCAGCCCACGATCAGGGCCGAGAGGCCGCACCTCTCATGCGGCACAGGACCCCGCGCACTTCTCAACGATGTGCCCCAGCGGGGACATGCCCACAAACTACTATGCTACCGGAGTTCCAGCACGTCACCGTGATTGCGCATGGTGATAGCAGTTTTAGACGGCAGCACCGCAACGAAGGGCAGAACAGGCAGCTGCCGCCCGGACGTGAGACCGCAAATACTCATGCTGTTGGAGATGCCGGAGCGCCGACCGGCTCGTTGCGGAGATATACGGCATAGGGGCCCCGTAAGGGGAGACCACAGCGAGTGACGGGGACTTTCCCCGAAGCGCTAAAGCAGGGCAGGACTGCAATGCCGTACCAGATGTGCCCTTCGGGGCGGGTAAAGTCTGCTATGTAAGGCCAAGGGGTGGGGGCTGGTAGCAAAAATAATTTGACAACGCTTATCGGCGTATCAAAGCGGTAATAGACTGTAACGGGCGGATGAAATTAGACCGCAGCACGACAGCAATTAACGCAAGGAATGCAAGCAGAAGCAAAGCAAATGTAAGCAGTTGCAAGCAAAATGTTTACATCGCATAGCTCAGAGAGAGAAAAGAAAAACCCCCTTGTTCCCCCTTTCTTCTTCTCCCCCTTGCAACCCCCGTATTATCTTACCCCCTATAATCTCCCAAAAGAAAAGAGAGAGAGCGACATTTTGCGCGCGAGAGCGACGAGGTGATGACATGGCTGCGCGTCTGACAGACCGACAGAAAAAGAAAATACTGGCGGACTATGTGCAGACGAACAACTATTGCGCCACAGCGAAAATCAACGGCGTGTCCGCAACGACCGTTAAGAACCTCGTTCGGGCGAATGCCGACATTGTGGAAAAGTGTGAGCAAAAAAAGGAAGAGAACACCGCCGATGTGATGGCATATATGGACAAGCACAAAGATCTTGTGTGTTCGTTTATCGGCAAGGGGCTTGAAATGCTCAATGACCCGGAAAAGCTGGCAGCAGCGAACCTCAGCCAGATCACAACGGCGATGGGGACGCTGATCGACAAGTGGGCGATGATCGGCGGCAGTCCTGCCGACACGGTGAGGGAAGACGCACTCAGTCAGAGCCTAAAGGAAATGGCAAAGGAGCTTGAGAGCGATGATTAGCCCGAAGCAAGCAAAAATCCTCGCCTTTCCCTATTCCAAGTATGACGCGCTGATCTGCGACGGCGCTGTGCGTTCCGGCAAGACCTCCATCATGATGTGGGCGTTCGTCCGCTGGGCGATGGAGAATTTCAGCGGCCAGCGCTTCGGTGTGTGTGGCCGCACAGTGGATAGCTGCACCAAGAACATTATCGTGCCGTTCACGGCGATGAGCCTTGCCAAAGAGCGCTATATTATCCGATGGCGGCGCGGTGACAAGGTTATGGAAGTGCGGCGCGGCGCCGTGACGAATTACTTTGAGGTGTTCGGCGGCAAGGACGAGGCCAGCTATACGCTGATACAAGGTCGCACGCTGGCGGGTGTGCTGCTGGACGAGGTGGTGCTGATGCCGCGTTCGTTCGTGGAACAGGCATTGACTCGCTGCTCGGTAGACGGGGCAAAGCTGTGGTTTTCCTGCAACCCGGGAAGTCCGCAGCACTGGTTTTATACAGAGTGGATACAGCGGAACAAGGAGCGGAACGCGCTTTATCTGCATTTTGAAATGACGGACAACCCCGGCTTGTCTCAAAAGACGCTGGAACGCTATCAGGCAATGTTTTCCGGCGTGTTCTACGACCGATACATTCGCGGCCTGTGGGTAGTGGCCGAGGGGCTGGTATATCCGATGTTCGCCAAAGAAGTAAACGTCACGAACGAAACGGGCGGCGCGGGAAAGTATTATATTTCCTGCGACTACGGCACGCAAAATCCTACCGTCTTTTGTTTGTGGCGCATGGATAAAGGCCGCGCTGTAATGGAGAAAGAATACTATCACAGCGGGCGAGCCACCAATCGGCAGAAGACAGACGAGGAATATTATCAAGATTTGGAACGGTTTGCAGACGGATATAATGTTGAGCGAATCGTCATTGACCCAAGCGCCGCGTCATTTTCGGAGTGCATCCGTAGACATGGGAAGTTTGCTGTTTGGAAAGCAAATAACGATGTTCTTGATGGGATCCGTTTAACGGCTGCGTGTATCAAATCGGGGCGAATCAAATTTCATGAAAGCTGCACGCACGCTTTTGATGAGTTTGGGCTTTATAGCTGGGATAAGGACGCGGCAGAAGATAAAGTCATTAAAGAGAATGATCACGTCCTCGACGCTGTTAGGTATTTTGTTATGACGGTTCTGCGCCGAGAAATTGCAGTTGAAAATCCTATGTATGCAAGCAGCTCCGTAAAGTTGAGGAGATAAAAATATGGGCTTAGTGAATGGCATTGTAAATACAGTAAAACGATTTTTCTTTCCGCAGGCGGTCGCCGAGCGGGAATTTGGCGCATCTCCCGCCGTAAGCCTTACGATGGAACAGCATATCGGTTTGTGGTATGCGATGATGGTCAATACCCCACCGTGGCAAAACTGTGATGTGAAAGCGGTAGGCCTGCCCGCTGCGATTTGCCGAGAAGTGGCAAGGCCGACGCTGGTTGAATTTACAGCAAACATCACCGGCAGCAAGCGCGCAGATTACCTGAATGAAAATTTTCAGACAGCGAAGGAAAACTTTAACCGAGCATTAGAACTTGGCCTTGCGCTTGGCGGTGTGGCGTTGAAGCCGTATATTTACGGCGACAAAATGCTTGTGGATGTTACCGGCGCTGCGGGGTTTCAGCCGACAAAGTTTGATCCATCCGGGCACTGCATTGGCGGCGTTTTTAAGGATAAGCCGGTTAAAGTAAACGGAACGTACTATGTAAGGCTCGAATCACACGAGTTAAACGGTACGACCTATACCATCAAAAACAAGGCATATTACAGTGATTCCGCTGGATCCGTGGGCGCTGACGCGCAACTCACAACTATTCCGGAGTGGGCGGATATTGAACCGGAAGTGGCCATCGAGAATGTAGACGGACCATTGTTTGCTTATTTTAAGCCGCCTATTGCCAACACTGCAGATAGTAACAGCATGTGCGGTATGTCCATTTATGGCGATGCGGCGACGGTCGAGCTTATCAAGCAAGCGGATGAGCAGTGGGAGCGTCTGCGCTGGGAATATAAGTCGAGCGAGCGTAAGGTGTTGATGGACGGAACATCCAGCACGGCGGATATGTTCAACAAGCGACTGTTTGAAATCGGCCCGTTCTCTCCGGATGGAGATTTTTTCCAGCACATCGAGCCGCAGATTAGGGATGATGCGATTTATCGCGGGTTTCAGAATACTCTTCGGCGTGTTGAATTTAATATTGGCCTTTCTTATGGAGATATTTCCGACCCGCAAACGATTGAAAAAACCGCGACTGAGATTCGAAGCAGCAAGCAGCGCAAGTATGTGCTGGTTAGCAGTATCCAGGCGGCGCTTGCACATACATTCGATTCCCTGATTTACGCAATGGACGTGTATGCTTCGTTGTACGGGTTGGCACCTGCTGGAGATTATGAGGCCACTTACGATTGGGGTGACAGCATCCTTGACGATCAGGAGACTAAAGACAAGGAGTTTGCCCGTAACTTGCAGCTTGTAAGCGCGGACATTATGAATGCATGGGAGCTGCGCGCAAAGTATTTTAATGAGGACGAGGCGACCGCAAAGGCGGCGCTGCCGAAGATGCAGGACATGACAACCGAAGGACAACAGGAGGTAGAGTAATGGGCGGTAGAGGTGGAGCCGGTGGCGGCATTGGAGCTGTGCGCTCTGCTGTAGAACACAGCGAATTTTGGGAAAGCGCAAAGTCTAACGCATATTTGGGAGCCGAAAAATTGCTCAAATCCCCTACATTTGTTGAAAGCGTGAAAGAGGCAATCGGCAAAGAGGCTTTTATGCGGAATTATGATATTACGCAAAAACAAACAGACACTTTGACCAATAAAATGATTAGAGCCCTTGCCGAGGGAAAAGCACCGAAAAACAATAATAGAGAAAAAGAAAGCGCAGAAGATTACGCAAAACGGTATTTTAGAGAGCATTATAACCCCAACAGGGAACAACGCGAAATTACATCTTCCACATATAAGCGGGCGCAAAATAATTTGCAAAACTCTGTAAATTCGTTCTTTGGCAGAGGAATGGAAAAGAAAAAGAAGAAAAAATAATGGGCGGACACGGCGCAAGCAGCGGAAGGAGCGGGAAGAGCTATGATTAACTTTGAAAATCTCGACAAGTTCACATTCCCCGGTGTTGGGAAGTACGATATTCCACAAATCGAGCCAGTCAAGGCGTATCCACAGGGCTCATTTATCCCGGTAAACTATCACTACACCGCGAAGGACACGAAAAGCAAGATCGTGCATTTCTTCGTGGACGATTATCAATTTATTCGATATTGGAACACGCCTGACAAGTACATTCCGAAACTGTCGCAGTTTGCGGCGGTATGCGCGCCGGACTTTTCTACCTACACAGATATGCCGCTTGCGATGCAGATATACAATCATTACCGCAAGCACTGGCTGGCGGCGTACTGGCAACTACACGGGATGACGGTCTACCCATCTATTTCATGGAGCGACGAGGATAGTTACGATTGGTGCTTTGATGGCGAGCCAGTCGGCGGGATTGTTGCGGTTAGTTCGGTAGGCACACAGCAGAACAAGGAAAGCAAGCGGCTGTTTCTGCGCGGTTACGAGGAAATGATGAAACGGCTATCCCCGGAATGGGTGATCTTCTACGGCAGAGTGCCGGAAGAATGCGACTGGAACGTTATACGGGTAAAGCCGCATTATGACGATATTGTAGACAGGAGGAAAGCAAAATGGGCGGACGCGGTGGAACGGGAACTATTGGCACAGGAGATGCCGGTCGCGGGCGAGGTATGAGCCTTGCGCGGTTTTTATCGCAACAGGATATTGACCGAGCAAATGCGGCGTCCGTAACTGATATGGGCGATATTATCAGGCGCACATTCGAGCGCAACGTTGCTGAAATCAATGGACTTGAGATGTCGGACGCTGAAAAGAAAAACGCGGTAAAGCAGATGGCAACTCTCGCAACAACGGCGCTTAAAACGGCGGCAGGAGCAGTTAATCCTTATGCAAGCGGGCCTGCGCGCCTGACAACGGCGCAGAAAACAGGAAGCGCCGCAGACAGAGCTGCAAGAGCGCGCGGTGAAATGGATAGCTACATGCGGAAATTGCGTGATCAGTCCAGTAAAAACCGCAAAGCAGCAGAAAACAAGGCGTTTTCCAATGCCTTTGTAACAGCGCAAAAGTCGGGCGCGTTGGAAGTTATGGTAAACGGCAAGAAATACCGCAGGGCTAATAAGCGCAGCGGTACATGGAGACCTGTTTAATGGGCGGACGCGGCGCAAGCAGCGGCATGAGCGAAAAGGGAAAGCCTTACGGGAGCGAGTTTAGGACGCTTCTAAAAGCTGGGAACATAAAGTTTGTAAAGCAAAATGCGGCATTGAACGCAAAAGACCCATTGGAAACTATGACCAAAGGGCGCATTTACGCAACGATAAACGATGAGGGAAAAATCAATGCAATCAGCTATTACGGTGCAGATGGAAAGCGTCTAAAAACAATCAATCTTCTGCATAGCCATGAGCAATTCAAGGGAGTGCACACGCACATCGGGTATTATCACGATGAAGGCGGAACAAGAGCATTGACGGCAGACGAAAAGAAGCTGGTTGCATTCGTAAAAAAGGCTTGGTATAATAGGCATAGCAAGTAGTCGTATAGGGTGATTACACCGTGACTGCGGGGACTCCGGTTAGAATCCGGGCGCTTGCTATGCCGTAAGGTACAGAAATGTATCTTGCGGCATTTTTGTTTGCTGGGGGATTTATGATTAACTTTGAAAATCTGGACAAGTTCATATTCCCCGGCGTTGGCAAGTACGACATCCCGCAAATCGAGCCGGTCAAGTCGTACCCGCATGGCGAGTTTATCCCCGTAAATTACCATTACACAGCCAAAGATACGGAAAGCAAGATCGTACATTTCTTTGTAGATGATTACCAGTTTATTCGCCACTGGAATACGCCGGATAAGTACATTCCGAAGCTTTCACAGTTTGCGGCGGTGTGTGCGCCGGACTTCTCCACATACACCGATATGCCGCTTGCAATGCAGATTTACAATCATTACCGCAAGCACTGGCTTGCAGCATACTGGCAGCTTCACGGCATGACGGTTTACCCGACTATCTCATGGAGTGATAAGAACAGCTATAATTGGTGCTTTGATGGTGAGCCTGTCGGCGGAGTGGTGGCGGTCAGCTCAGTAGGCACACAGCAAAACAAGGAAAGCAAGCGCTTGTTTTTGTGTGGCTATGAGGAAATGATGAAACGGCTATCGCCGAAATGGGTGATCTTTTATGGGAAAGTACCGCAGGAGTGCGATTGGAACGTAATACGCATAGCGCCGCACTACGATAGAATTGTTAACAGGAGGAAAGCAAAATGGGCGGAAGAGGAGGAAGCGGAAGTTTTGGATTTGCATCAATAAATGCTGCTAGGGCAAAAATCGCCAACCTAAAAAAAGAACAGCTTTTTGTATTTTCTCCATCGGGCGATTTGCTCTATAAAGAGCAAGGAACAGCTCAACACGCAGGATACGGCGATACCGACTATAAAGGGAACATTGTTTTACACAATCATCCGGAGGGCGTTCTTCCCGTCCCGTCCTTAAAAGATATTGAAACGTGGCAAAAGTCGGGCGCCAAAGCAATCATAATTGAGAGCCGAGATGCAACGTTTACATTATCGGGGCCTCACAACAAGGGATTTTATGAAACGCTAGCATATAATCATAATTATGTCCGACGAGCCGTAAGAGAAGCGGCAAATAAAGTGTCAGCCGATTATAAGGCGGGAAAGTACAAAAGTCCGCAGGAGGCCAAGGCAGCGAGCAGAAAAGCGCAAACAGAAGCGACAAACAATGTGTATGCCAAATTTGCAAAAGCCGCTGGTGTTAAGTATGCGTTTAAATGGAAAAAGAAAAAGTCTTGAAAAAGTACCCTTTTACGCCAGAGCTGCTAGATGCCCTCCCCGAAGAATTGGCAAAGTTGTATCGAGGCCTTGAAGATACACTTTTAGATGAAATATGCTCTCGCCTTAAAGCCGCCGACCAGCTCAACGAGGTAACGGTGCAGGATATTCGGGCTTTGCGGTCTCACGGCATTGATCTCAAAGAGATCGAAAAAGCCATTCGCCAAACTTCCGGCATCAGCGAGCAGAAGCTAAACAAGCTGCTGGACGATGTAGTGGAGCGCAATCAAAAATACTACACCGAGATAATTGATCTCGCCCATGTCACGCAGCCGGAAACGCTGGTGGACGCCGCCACGGTGGATACGATCAGGCGGCAAACGCTGGATACGTTCCGAAACCTGACGGCCTCCATGGGATTTCTGGTAGACGCAGGGCGGACAATGCTCCCACCGGCAAAGGCTTACCAATGGGCGCTTGATAATGCCGTAATGCAAATCCAGAGCGGCGCTATCAGCTACAATCAGGCTATCAAATCTGCCGTAAAACAGCTAGCGGAAAGCGGCCTAAAGGTGGTTGACTATGAGAGTGGCCATCGAGATCAAATTGACGTGGCCGCCCGCAGAGCCGTGATGACTGGCGTGAATAAGATTTGCGCAAAGTACACGGAACAATCCGCCGAATATCTGGAAACACCGTATTTTGAAGTTTCCGCCCATGCGGGGGCCCGTGATGTGCCTGGCCCGTCTCCGTGGTCCTCACACAAAGACTGGCAGGGGAAGGTTTATTCCATTCACAGCGGTGATATTTACCCCAACATTTACGAGGTATGCGGGCTTGGATATGTGGATGGACTGGAAGGAGCCAACTGTCGCCATAAAAGGTTTAGTTGGGTCGAGGGCGTATCAGAGCGCACCTATACCGACGAGCAGCTGGCCCACATTGACGACGGCCTTGGCTGCACCTTTGACGGTAAGAAATACACCGCTTACGAAGCGACCCAGATGCAGCGTCGTGTAGAGCGCCAAATCATCAAGCAGAAGAGGTTTGTAACGGCGTATAAAGCAAGCGGGCAGATGAATGAATACCACGCCGCAAAAGCAAAATTGACGCGGCTGAACTCTAAATACAAGGCGTTTAGCGAGGCGGCAAAGTTGCCGCTTCAATGGGAAAGGACGAAAGTGCTGTATGATAGATGAAAAGCTCAAATCCGCCATTGAAAAAGCCCTTGCCGCCGGGCTCCGCGTGCAGTTAAAGCAAATGAAAGACGGAAGCGTGAAAGCGCAAATTATCGAAGCAAAAGAGCTGAAAAAGTAATATTTCTCTTCCATTTTGCACGGTGATGTGGTAAAATAATTATAAATAAATAAGCACCCATAGTGCAATCGAGCACGTGGAAGTGGCACGAAGAGTCAACTTGTAAGGATATCTTACAGGTTGGCTCTTTTTTTATTTTGCAATAAGGGAGTGTGGATTGGCATGGCAGACGAAGGCGGCGTTTGGCGTACGATCGGCGGTCGCCGCGTGTTTATCAAAGACGGGCAAAGCCTGACGGATGCAATGCGCGAGAGCGGGAAATTTGGAGATCTCAAAAAGAAATCAATGGCGGCCTCCAAAAAGCAGACCGTCGATACCGAAGCAAGTGCCGAATACGGGGTCGAACACAGAGTTTGGGGGAAGGCGACCGGAACAAGCTACGAGGCATTAAAAGATGACCAGTACAAACTTACTGGCGAAAAAACCGGTGAAACGCTTCAAATCCCAAAAAATGAAAAATGAAAGTGGAGAATTTGAAGTGTACAAAGCGCCTAAAGTATCTGGATTTCTAAATGGGAAATATGTCGGCGACGAAAATGTAAACGCAATTTTATCTGATGGCCGAATTGTCTTAAGAGACCACGATTTTAATAATGATACATATTACAAGATAAGCGGCATTATTGAAGCGGAGACACTTAGACTTGCTGGCTATCAAAAGGACGGGCAGTTTTACCGAGGAACCGATAACCCTAAAGAGATTGAATATCTCAAGAATGGGACTATGCGCGTGTCCACCAACCACATGACGGGGGAAAAAGAAGATGGCGTATCCGTTTGGGAAAGCCCTAAGTACCCGTTCAAGTATCAATATCGAGTAACCGGTAAGGTTTCCGGAGTGGGTAGCGATGGAGAGCCGCTGCTTGATCCCGCGTCCATTAAACTTGTTAGCGCAAAGTCCTATTCTGTTAAAGACTACAATGCTGCGATGGAAAAGGGGAAGCCCTTGTTTTGTAAGGCGTACGGATGGACAGAAGAACAATACGACGCGGCAAAAAAGGGAAGCATTAAAAACAGAAAGCGACTGTAATTAAATATATCCGTTTGCCAATCGAGGCAAAAGAAGTGGCAATTTGAGCCAAACATTACGCGAAAGCGTGTTGTTTGGCTCTTTTTTGTAATACGCAGCGGGGAATGACGCTGTGGAAATAAAAGGAGAATAAAAATGGCAGACGAAATCATGACTTTTGATGAAATACTGGCTGACCCCATCTATAAGGCGGAGTTTGACAGGCGAATCACAAAGGCGCTTTCAACTGTCCAAGCCAAACTGGACGCGGAAGTAGAAAAAAACAAGAAGTACGAGGAAAAAGGAACCGGCGAAACGGTGGAGACCCTCAAGAAGCAGCTTTCAGAATTGCAGGAAAAGTACGACAAGGATACTGGCGACTATAAAGCGCAGATTTCCGACCGGGATTATGCCGATGCAATGAAAAAAGCTGTTGCAGATAAGGGCATCAAGTTTTCCTCAAAAGCTGCGGAAAAGGCCTATTTTGCCGACCTCAAAGAAAAGCACCTCGAGCTTAAAGACGGTGTGCTTGATGGCTTTGATGAATGGCATAAGGCGCAGACTGAAGCTGATCCGTCCGCGTTTCAGGCCAGCAAGCCCACGCCGAGCTTTGCAAAGCCCGTCGGTACCGGCGGCGCGCCTGCAAGCGAAGGCAAAGGCGCAATGTTTGCAAAACAGTTTAATGCGCAGTATGCGCAGACTACAACGAAGGAGTGAATTTAACGTATGTCTTTTGTGACTAACATTTCCGGCGCAGCGCGTCCGAACTTCCTTGAAAGCGAAGTCGGCCTTGTGCTGAAGACCCATGAGATCCCTGCGACGCTTGGCGTGCAGGATGGCATCTATAAGACGGTTGCCCCCGGCACTGTTTTTCCGTCCAATGACGGTAAGGCAGAGGGCATCATTTTTGAAGCGGTCGACGTGACCAATGGCAATATGCCCGGTTCTGTCCTCGTGGCTGGGCGCGTTCTTGCTGATGGCCTGAATATTGCTTCGGCAGCAAAGACCGCGCTTACCGGGAAGGGCATTATCTTTGTTGACGCTCCCGCCGTTACTCGCGGTTATACCGTAACTTACGACAAGAACGACGGCACCGGCGATGTCCCTGTGGATTCCAACAGCTATTTTGATGGCTCTGTTGCAAAGGTGTCCACCAGCTATCCGCTGACCAAGAGCAACAACACCCAGACCGGTTGGAGCACCAGCAAGGGCGGCGCGGCGGTCTCTGAGGTCGAAATGACCGGTGACGTGACCCTGTATCCCGTCTGGACTGCAAACGGCTAAGTAAGGAGGTGAAAATCTATGGCTGATATTCTGAATCTTATTTCTGACGCTGAGCGTCTGGAATTTTCGCAGAACCTTTCTGTTGCGCGTCCTGCCTACATCGGCGACCGCATTTTCCCCGACCAGAAGACCGAGAACATCAAGGCTGAGTATCTCCGCCTTGCTGCGGGCGCGACCATCCCTGTGATGGCAACTGTCCACGCTTTCGATACTGAGGCTGAGATTGGCTCTCGCCCTGTGTTCGACAAGACCGAAGTTGAAAAGCTGCTCATCAAGCGCAAGATCAACCAGACCGAGCGCGTTCGCCTGCTGACCGAAAACGGCGTGTACGCCGATGACGCCGTTGTGCGCTATGTCTTTGACGATATGCGTCTGATGGCCGATGCGGTCAAGGTTCGCACCGAGGTCGCCAAGATGGAAGTCCTCGCCACCGGCAAGATGACCATCAAGGAAAACAACCTTAACATGACGGTCGACTACGGCGTTCCCGCCAGCAATATCGGCTACAAGCTCGATCTGAGCGCTGATGCGGATATCATCGGTCAGCTTCGCGCGATCGTCGATGATGCAGCGGACAGCGGCAACACTCTTACCGAGGTTGTGCTTTCCAACAAGATTCTGCGCAAGCTGTCGTCCAACAAGGGCATCCAGACGATGATCTACGGCAGCGTTGGCGTCGGTACGTATGTTCCGACCGACCGCCTCAGTGCGCTGTTTATGTCCATGTTCGACTTTGGCACCATTACCACGAACGACCTGCGCTATAAGACGCAGACTTCGAGCGGTAAGGAGACCGCCAAGCGCTTCTTCCCCGATGACAAGATCGCGTTCCTCTCCAACGGCACTTCCGCTTCTTTCGGCGCAGGCCTGTGGGGCGTTACTCCCGAAGAGGCTGATTACGGCCAGTACAACGAAAAGAGCGCCAACCAGTACATTACCGTTACCCAGTGGGCTACGCCTGACCCCGTTGCGGTTTGGACGAAGGCAAGCGGCCTGTTCATCCCGGTTGTTCCCAACCCGAACGGCCTGTTTATCGCGTCTGACACGAGCAAGTAAACTGTTACCTCCTCCCCTGCCTGAACGGTTTGCCGTGACGGTGGGGGGGAGGGACCAGAAAAGGAGGCTGCGCATGGCGTACGCTGATTATATTTATTATGCAACGGTTTACATGGGGGGGTCTCTGACCGAAGATATCTTTCCGGCTCTTGCAGTAAAAGCATCCGCTTATGTAGATTACGTTACGATGGGCCGAGCCAAGAATGCGTTTGGCGATGCGGCGGATGCGGTCAAAAACGCTGTGTGTGCTTTGGCTGAGATCATTCAAGACAGCAACAAACTCAATGCGGTCTCGACGGACACTGAGCGCGCCGTATCGAGCGAAACGGTAGGCGCGTGGACGCGCAGCTTTGACAGTAAAAATGTGTCTGCGACGGATGTGCAGCTTATCGAGAGTAGAAAGCGCGAAGCGGTCGTGATGTATCTTGCGCCGTATGGACTTCTAAAAGCGAGGGGGTATGGGCCATGTCCATGTTCCCCCACACTGTAACGATTTACAACATCGTGCAGGAGATCGACCCAGCAACGCTTGACGAGGTTGAAAAGATATATATCACCATCTTGCGCGGCGTGATGCTTCAAGCGTCGAAGGGCGTGAACGTGCGCGAAAGCGGGCTTGAGGGCGCGGACGCTGTGAATCTGTATATCCCGTTCGCCGTGGAAGCAGTGGACGGGGTAACAGGTAAACCGAAAACTTACATCGGCCCGCAATCGTTTTTCAAAGCGACGGACAAATCCGACCTGTGGACGCTCTCATACAAAGGAAACGGTGGCATGACGTGCTTTGTGAAGGGTGAATTCGTTTCGGACGACATGACCGTCGTACTGAGCCATGACGATTGCTACAACGTGACCAAGGTTGATGCTATGGACTACGGTAGCCCCGATATGCAGCACTGGGAAGTCGGAGGTGCGTAATGGGCATCAAGTTTTCCGTGCATACCGATGGGATGGACGCTGTCAGGGAAAAGCTGTCGCAAGGTTGCAGCAAGGCCAAACATGTTCTTGCTCAGCAAATACGGGCGGATACAGACCCGTTTGTTCCTGCGTTAACCGGTAGTTTGGCAAACAGGACGCGAATTGAGGGATATACCGCTGGGGACTATGGACCATCTGGCGGAAACGTTATCGTTTACCCCGGCCCTTACGCAAGGTTTTTGTATTACGGAAAAGTAATGGTCGACCCAAACACCGGCAGCACATACGCCCCAAAGGGCGGAACAAAAGTAGTTACAGATCGCAACTTGGTATTTAACAAGGCGATGCATCCGCAGGCGCAGGCTCATTGGTGCGAAGCATCTAAAGCACAGAACCTTGATAAGTGGTTGCGCGTGGCAGAAAAGGCGGTGAAGAAGTACGGAGCAGGTTAAAAAGACGGTATCGGCAGCGGAAGAAGATCAGGTGTCCCGAAAGTTGCTTGCGTGGTTAAACACATTCCCTGACAAGCCGGTCGATTTGATTCGGTTCGAATTTCTTCCCGCCGATACTGCGGCGATGGCGCTGTCCACAATTCAGGCGGCATACATCGTACAGAAATATATCCTCGGTGGATATCAGGCGGAATACCAATTCAAGGTCATTTACCGCATGAAACCGGGGAACAGCAACGACAAACGGCTCAAAGCTGACGAGCTGCTTAATGCTTTGGGCGATTGGGCAGCAAGCGAAACGCCGCCTGACATTGGCGACGGTCGCCGCGTCATCCGTATTGAGCCGACAACGCGATCCTCTCTTTTTGCCGTGTATGAAAACGGTGACGAGGATCATCAAATCCTTATGAAGATGAACTACGAGGTGATTAAAAATGGCTGATATGACCTTTAACACCACGGCTGGGCAGACCGTAGACCGCGAACTTCTGATCGCGTATCTCAACACGGGCGAAACTGGAACTCCCACGTGGGCTCCCCTCGGTACACGCGTCACGGATTCCAGCATGGAATACGACTGGCAGGAGGATTCCTCGAAGGATATTCTTGGCACGACGCGCACGACCATGAAGAAACCCATCATCACGCAGACATTTGACCCGTCTGATCTGGACGCTGGCGACCCTGCCATCGTCAAGGTTTGGAATCTCGCGGTCAAGGAGCAGAACGCGGCGGCGCTGGCGAATCAGGACGTGCTGATTGTCCACGCCTATGCAGGCACGGCAAAGACCGCAGTATTTGCGGAGCGCTATTCGTCCTGTATGGTCAAGCCCTCTTCCCTCGGCGGCGAGGGCGGCGGCTTTATCGGTATGCCTATCGACGTGACGCTTGGCGGCACGCGCACGGTCGGCACTGCCGCTATCTCTGGCAATACGGTTACTTTTACCGAGGGCGAATAAGGAGGGACATCATGCAGGAACTTAATTTTGGCGACGGCCTTGCAACTTACACCGTAAATGGAAAGTGCGAGGTGTCGTTTAACCCTACCGACAGCAACTTTGTCGAAAGGCTCTACCTTGCCTTTGAAGACCTCGACAAAAAGCAGGAAGGGTACAAAACGCAGATTGAAAAGATGGGAGACAAAAAGCTCATCTTTGAATTTGCCCGTGAGCGCGACAAGGAGATGCGCGAGATCATCGACTCCGTTTTCGGGGCGCATATTGCAGATGATCTTTTTGGCGGCATGAATGTTTACGCACTGGCCGAGGGCGTTCCTGTGTGGTGCAATTTTATGCTTGCCGTAATGGACGAAATCGATAATACGTTCTCCCGTGAACAGAAATTCACGAATCCGAGAATCAAAAAGTATCTCGATAAAGTTCAGAAGCATTAAACGGAGGGTGGTATGGGCTACGGACTTCCTAAAAGCGTAGAGATCAACGACCAGAACTTTTCTATTCGATATGACTTTCGAGTTATTTTGACGATTTTTGAAGTTTTGGACGATGAAGAACTCAGCGACGAAGAACGAGCTTATACCGCCCTTCGTCTCTTCTTTGTTGACTTTGATTCAATTCCCGACTACGACGAAGCGATCAAACAGCTGTTTTGGTTTATCAACGGTGGGCAATACCCTGATGATAAAAAGAAAGAGCCGGAGATCATTGATTGGGCGAAAGATTTTCAGTTTATCGTTTCCCCTGTCAACCGAGTGCTTGGGAAAGAGATTCGCGAAAGCGAATACGATCCAGATACCAACACTGGCGGTACGCACTGGTTTACTTTCTTGTCTGCTTATATGGAAATTGGCGATTGCTTCTTTGCGCAAGTCATCCGCATTCGAGAACTAAAGGCGAAAGGAAAACCCTTAGACAAGTCAGACCGAGAATTTTACCGACGCAATAAAGATGTGGTCGATATCCCGAAAAAGGTCTCGAAAGAAGAAGCGGATACGCTTAGTGCATGGTTGGGGAAAAAAGAACCGGCTCACGAATGAGCCGGGTGAAATTAAAGAGAGACTTGTTTGTTTTC